AAACAGTAAGGGAATAAATGAGCATTAATATTGTAGTTGATAATAAGTACGTAATTACCAGCGATCAGTTTCAGTTCATATTGCAGGAAAAGAAAGTCGCTAAGTCCGGAAAAAACGCCGGTAAAGAATGGCTCGATACTGTTGGTTTCTATCCGACTATTAATAAACTCATTTCGGGTCTGGTAGTACACAATATTTTTACAGGTGATGCTCGTCAATTTTCAGACTTAGAAGAGCAGGTCGAGCAGTTAGGTCAAAAATGTCTGGAAGCATTCACCGCTAATGGCCGTTGAGACTCGGGGGCGCATCGCCCCCTCGCCACCCCCGCAACTACCAAAAGGCACCGATGATAATTTCGTCGGTGCTTATCCGTGGAACAAACCCGGCAAGGCCGTTGGCCGCGACAGACCCCTTACACGTGCCGAACTCCGTCAGGTGCAAGGTGTTTTAAATCGGATTGACCGCCTGCCGTTTTTCCTGCAAACGCTGTTTACCTCGCGTTATAACTTCATCCGCCGCACAAAGAGCCCGTTAGGTGGACTGTACTTCCTCAAAAATACTTTTGAGCGGAAACTGCTGCCGCGTCTTGAGCGCGTTAATGAGCTGTGCGGGATGAATGAATCCGCCTCGATTGGTTTCCTGTCAGAGCGTGACGAGTATGCGCGCCTGCCTGATATGAATGACAAAGAACTCAGGAAATTCTCGGCCAGAATTGCCGCGCAGCTCTGGAGTAAATACGAGGAATTAAGCGACGCATGGGCAGAGGCGCACGGCGGCAAAGATACGCTTTTCACTGACGAGGCCCAGGCGCATTTATACGGTGAAGTTGCCGGTGTCGCGCGCGCATTCAACTTAACCCCGCTTTACTGGAAAAAATACCGTAAGGGTCAGATGACGATCCGCCAGGCATTTTCCGCTATTTCCCGTCTGATAAAAGATGAGTGGTGGGTTAACCAGCTCAAGGCTCAGCGCATGCGCTGGTGTGAGGCGCTGCTTATCGCTGCCGGTGAGGTGAACAAAGACCGTTCACCTTACGCAAGCAAAAGGGCGATTCGCGATGTTCACGCTCGCCGCCTGGCTAATCTCGAATACCTGAAATCCTGCGAGCTGGAAAACAAAGTTACCGGCGAACGTGTCGATCTTATCAGTAAGGTCATGGGGAGTATTTCAAACCCTGAGATTCGTCGCATGGAGCTGATGAATACCATCGCCGGGATTGAACGCTACGCGGCCAGCGTTGGTGATGTGGGGATGTTTATCACGCTGACTACCCCATCGAAGTATCACCCGACCCGTCAGGTCGGCAAAGGCGACAGCAAAACGGTGCAGCTCAATCACGGCTGGAACGAAACCGCATTCACGCCAAAAGACGGCCAGCGTTATCTCTGCCGTATCTGGAGCCTGATGCGCACCGCTTTCAAGGACAATGATTTAGAGGTTTACGGGATGCGCGTTGTCGAGCCGCACCACGATGGAACGCCACATTGGCACATGATGCTGTTTTGCAAACCCGGTCAGCGTAAAGCCATCAACGAGATTATGCGTCGTTATGCCCTCAAAGAGGACGGACACGAAAAGGGCGCGGCAAAACAGCGCTTTGAGTCACGTCATCTCAATCAGGGCGGCGCGGCAGGTTATATCGCTAAATACATTGCCAAAAACATCGACGGCTACGCGCTCGACGGCCAGCTCGACCACGACACCGGCAAGCCACTGAAAGACACGGCTGCAGCCGTAACCGCCTGGGCGTCTACATGGCGCATCCCTCAGTTCAAACCGATCGGCCTCCCGACAATGGGCGCTTACCGCGAACTGCGCAAACTGCCGCGCGGAGTGAGTATTGCCAGCGAATTTGACGATCGTGTCGAGGCCGTCCGGGCTGCTGCAGATGAGGGTGAATTTGACCTGTATATCATCGCGCAGGGCGGGGCAAATATGCCGCGTGATGCTCAGGCCGTCAGGGTCGCCCGTAAAGTGACGGATGAGGTCAACGAGTACGAGGAAGACATCGAGAGGGTGGTCGGTATTTATGCCCCTCACCTCGGGTTGAGCCATGTACATGTAACCCGCACAGCGGAATGGCGCATAGTTCCAAAGATTTTGGCCGTTGAGCCTTTGACTTTAAAAAGCGGCTCTGCCGCGCCTCGGAGTCCTGTCAATAACTGTGGAAAGCTCACCGGCGGTGGCGATCCGGTTATGACTCCCACGCCGTCTGAGCATGCCGCAGCGGTGTTAAATCTGGTTGATAGTGGTGTTATCGGGTGGGATGACCCGGAAGTCATGAGGGTACTTAGGGCCGCATTAAAACACACAGTATCTCAACCAATACGGAAGCAAAGAAGTAATGAGCCGT